CCAAAATAATTTGCAATGGTTGGGCCAGCCGCTGTGCCGTCTGCCGTTAAACGAAGGTAATGCACAGAAGGAATAAATCCGCGCCCACCTGTTACGTCATCAGTTGAATAAAATGCATTGCCGTCAAATTCAATAGCGCCCGCCACCGGAGATGTAAGATTTGTTCCAGCTGTCATTACTATGGGCGCTGTGGTTGCAGTTCCAGCGCCAAAAGTCAATGTATATCCAGAAGGCAATGTGGTGTTGTTTTGCAGGGTAATAGTGCCTAAAGCCCCTGATACTGCTGAACCAATATTGATGTTTGTGGTGGAACCGGAAACTCCAGTTGTACCAATGTTGATTGTTTTAGTGATTGCGTTGGCAGTTGCGCCTGTTCCAAAATTTAGCGTTTGCGCTGCGGTGGATTGACCCACTGTGATTGCGCCTGTGCCCGCAGTGCCGCCGAGCGTAATGGTTCCAGTGGATTGCGTGCTTTGAATTGAAGTGCTGGTCGTTGTACCTGTAATGGTAAATGCACCTGTGCCCGTCAATGTTGTGAACGCACCAGCAGCTGCTGCTGTGCCGCCGATTGCTGGTGGTGACGCAAGATAGGTGCTAAAGCCAGCTCCACTTACAGTGCTGTTGGCACTCAATGTGGTAAATGCTCCTGTGGCTGGCGTGGTGGCTCCGACTGTGCCGTTGTGTGCGCCGCTGAACCCGGATGCGCTTGCGGTTGCAAGACCTGTAAACGTGATGTTTGTGCTTGTGATTGAAAACGCAGCATCGTAATAAGCAAAATTGCCATCCAAGTTGGCTAATGGAATTGTGCTTGTTGCACTTGCGAATGTATTGGGGACAGCCATGTGTAACTCCTATCGGGACATCGGGATTGAACGATTGGCGCTTTGATACGATGACCAAATGCCTTGTTTGTTTTTAGCTAAGAATTGAAGACCGCTTTGCGTGTCAATTGCGCTCATGCTTGCAATATATGGGCCATTGTATACATTAGATGGCTGGCTGTTCATTGTGTCGTTGAGCGAATGATTCGGGATGATTATGCCACTTTCTTTCGGGATAAACATCTCTGGGCCACGTTCGCCGACGATTGATGGAACACCCACGGGCGGGCTGCCGCCATCTGCAAACCCCATCCATCCGGAGCTTGTGCCGCCTCCGGTGCTAAGATCAACCTTGCTGCTAAATAGTCCTTTTACAATGCCGCCAAGACCGGCTGCTGCAGAAGGCATGCCACCGACAATTTGCATCATCTGTTGTTTCAAATACATTTTTGTCATGTCGTTAAGGATCGACATGGTCAACCGCGCAAAAGATGTTTCGCCTTTGTCCACCAATTCGTCTATCGACCGACCGACATTGTCTGTGAAAATTTGAAAGGTGCGCTCGCCATCTTTTCCTGCGTCGTTGGCGTCTTTGGCATATGCATCGAATGCACGCTTCCAACCGGCACTAAAAGTTTGTTGTTGATTGGTAATTTCTTTGTTGATTCGGTAACGCTCTGTCGCCAATTCCAGTTGGCGTTTCATCAAATCTTCTTCTGTCGCCAATGCTTCAATTCGTGCCGCACTGGATAATGCTTGATTGTCGTTAATGGTTTTTACGGCGTCGAGGTAACGAAATCGAATTTCCAAAAAGTCTTTTTCAAGTTTTAATTTTTCAGGCAACAACAACGCGGCATTAGCTTCAAGCACAAACATCTCATGTGCCTGCTCCAACGACAGCGCTTGCGCATCTTGTTGCGCTTTTACTTGCTTGCGAGCATCCGCTCGCGCAACATCCAATGCCGCGAGCGCAGATGCATCAGCTTCATCAGCCGCAACTTTCTGATCATAAAAGTCGGCTCGCTGCTTTGCCATTTCTTTCATCGCCGCCTTATATTCTTCGGCGTTCTTGGCATCAATTTCCGCAAGCGCTTTTTCGCGCGCAATAATTTCGTCAATGCCCTTTACATATTCTGCGGAAAGGCGTTTCCACTCCTCAAGCGCCTTCCGGCGAGCTTCCTCTGCCTTAAGGTCAACTCCTGGCGTCACAAGGCGTTTAGGACCACCGGCGGCACCTCCTTTGGCGGGAGCGCTATCCCAGCTGCCGCGTTCGCTTTCTTTCATGCCGCCGCCGACCGCCTTGTTTAACCGAAGCCGGAATTCTTCGAGCTTGGCTTCTTCAGATGCACGCTCGGCATTGCGACGGGAAATGATGCCTTCGATCTCACTCCAGCGAGCTTCAAAAAACGCATTGAGCACATCGTCCCACGCGCCAAACACTTTAATCAAGTCTTGTATTTCGTGAACAAGACTGGCCGTTTGATATGCGACGGTGTTGAACACATCACTCCACAAACCGCCGGTGCCGTTGATTTCTTTACTGAGCTCAATAAAATATTCGATCGTCAGCTTTAACGATTCGCCAATTTCCGAAGTCAACGTCAAACTAAAATCGCGTGCGCGTTGTTTGATAAGATCGTATGCATCTGCAGCGGCTTGCACCGCAACCGCTTGCGCATCGGTGGTGGCGCTGGTTTTGCGCATGTCTTCCGCAAGCCCGACAAAATCGACCCCTTTGGCCGCTTTACCAAACACCTCCATCGCTTTTGCATTGCGCGTGAGAGGGTCTTGAATTGAGGCGATGCCTTGAACGGTTTTTGCAAAAAGGTCTTCGGTGCCGAGATTGGCAAGGTCTTTAAGCGATATGCCCGCCTGTCGCAAAGATTTTTGTGCTTCAAACGAACCTGTGGCCGCGTTGTCCATGAACTTCGTAAAGCCAGCCAGCAGCTTGCCGGCGTTCTCGGCTTCGCCGCCATTGTTGGCGAGCGCGTCGTTCAGCTTCAGAATTGAAGCGATGGAAACATCATTGCCTTTTGCGACATCGGCAATCGCGTCCGCAAACTCCATCGCCTTGTAGGTGGCCGCGCCAAATGCAACTCCTGCAGCCAACAATGCGTCCTTGGCGACGCCCGCTGCTTTGACGGAAAAATCGTAGAGCTTTTGATTGGCGGCGTCGAGCCCTTTAATGAACTCGGCACTGTCGAGGCCAAGAATGACCCCTAATCTTGCAATGTTGTTACTCGCCACTTGGAGCCCCAAAGGTCGTTGCGTTGAATCCTGGCGCTTGCATCATGAATGCAAGTAGTGTTGAGTTTACCTGAGCTTTTTGGTTTTCTTCGGACACCGGCGGGAACATGTATTCATATGCCGCGCCGAGCGGTTGCTTGACTTCATAAGGCGTTTTGCCTTTTGGCCGCATGTAATTGAATACACCCGAGATTAGCACGCCCAACAGATAGTTGGTTTTTTGCGTGCCCAGCGCTCCATCCGCATACATCGTTTGAATTTGCGCCATGGTAACTTCGTCCAACTCAGCAATCGATTCCGGTGTGTGCCCATTGAAGACCATTGCGCTTTCAACTTGCGCCCTCAATGAGCCAATCAGTTTCCCCGCGTCTCCTTGTAACTGGGACTGATCACTTCCACAATTTTGTCCACCAAAGCAACCTGCACGGCCAATGGCCATTCAGCAGCAATGTCGTCATAGGTGATGTCTGCCATCGATTGCTCAGGGTCTTCTGGAACCAACAGCTTTACATATTCCGTCACCCGCGCTTCCACCATCGCTTTGTTCTTCGCGGCCTCGCGCATGGAACGTCCACTGACAATGATGTCGTTGTCGGTAAATTGAAATTCATCGTTTTGCTGATCTTTGAATTTGATCAACGATGCCGTCAGCGCTGCATAAAATTTTTCTACCAATTCCGGCGCGGGCGCGGACACTCGCTCAAACATCGCATCCGACTCCGACGTCAGCGGCACGCGAACTTTGAATATATGGCCGCCAAGCTCAAATGTGCGTGTGCGGATTGCACGACGCTTGTCGGTGTAGGCATTGCCGAGGGCTGTTGCTAATTTGCTCATCTCATCTTACTCCTGTATTGTAAAATCTTGTCTTTCAAAATCGAAGCCAACTCATTCACCGTTTCTTGCGACCGCGCTTCCAATGCAGGCCGCAAATATGCATGTTGCGGATTGCGTGCTGATCCAAATTCTTGGGCGATCGCGCGGGCGTCGCTGTGAAATCCTTTGAATGATTCCGCAAGGTCAGCGTGGCCCATTTTACGCAGCCGCCGCTGTGATCGGAGCAACCCCTTTCCTTCGCTCATCGCCGCCATCTTCTTGCCCGAAGCAGTGGTCACAGCGGCGATAACGGTGTCGGTGCGGGTGACATATTTGGATCGTCGGTCGGCAGAGGTAGGACGCCGCGCTTCTACTTGCAATGACAAAGCCAATGCGCCGGTTTCTTTTGGCGCCAGCTGTTGCGCGGTTGCCAGCACCGGCTGAAACGCCTTGCGCACCGCAGGGATAAGGATTTTGCTATTGGCTTCTTTGTCGCCAATCTCGCTGGCCAATTGACGCAACATCTCATCGACTTCGCCGATTCCTTCGAGCTTGATGCTGATGCCCATGGCGAGTTACCCTTTGATGATGCGCTTGAATATTTCCTGATTCAACGCCAACGCATAGGTCACCACATCTTCCGGCGTCATATGATGGGCGTGCGCCTTTGCAATGTCATGCGACAGGGTTACTGCGGTCATGCGCTGTTGCGAAAAGCCAAACCAATCTTTGCGCGATTCCGCTTGCGTCGCCAAAAATCCTAACAAGTCGCTTGTGTTTTGTATTGTCGTATTTTGTGTCATTTCAAGAATCGCAATT